TAACAATAGAACCTACTGAAACGTTTATTTTTGTATTGAGAGCCTTACCCACTTTCAAATATGCTTTATCTTCATAATCAACAGTAGTATAATTTCTAGCAACTTCTGCTGTAACAGGGCCAATTCCCATAGTATAAGAATGTAAATTGCTCTTAGTAGTTTTATCTTCCAATACTACTACATCTAAGTCAACGAATTTTTTCCACTTAATCCACTTTGGATTTTTTCTGCTTCCTACATAATATGTGGATTCTATATCCTTGATTACTACTCCTTCTGATGCAGGTAATTCCATAATACCTTTTGAATATTCTCCTACCTCTTTTTTAGAATCTGCTATTCTAGTATCTTTTTTAGAAGGGAATGCTAAATGTTCCGAAGAATGTTGAGCGTATTGATATAATAAAATATTAATCCTTTCTCTCAAAGGAGTATCTAACATCTTTTTTCCTTCGTGCAACATTACATCAAAAACATGGGCTCTCAATTCACCCTTAGTTTTTTTATGGAAAACGTGTGTTATTGTATCTGCCCTATGTAAAGGTTCATCTTCTAAAAACAACATTAATTCAGCATCTAAAATACAATCACCAAACTGTTTCTTTTCCATATGTTTTACCTGTTTAGGACATTTTGATGTAATGTCTTTTTCATTATAGGAATATATTTTGACTTTACCATCAAACTTATGAATCTGTATTCTCATACCATCATATTTTTCTTGAACAACAAACTCTCCTGTTAATCCTTTAATCTCATCTAAGTCATCCAATTCAAATATTCTATACATAGGTTTGTTGGGTAATATAAAATCAATCTTAGATTTTTTTTCATCTTCTGCCTTAGTTATATCTAATTCTAATAAATCTTCCCAATTTTCTTCTTTTTGATTTTCTAAAAATACCTTTTCTAATAACTTTAATCCTTTTTTACATTTAGATTCTATTCTTCTATTATCAGAATCTTTATCACCATAATGTTCCAATATGTAAATAGGCACATCTTTAGGTTCTAAATCTAATCCCATATATCCTTGTGTTATTTCATCGGGTTTCAAACCATGTTCTTTCCAAGATTTTTCCGGTATAGTATTAGCATGAGACCTTACAGCATAATGAATAAATGCTAGTAACATTGATTCATTTTTTAGAAACTCTTCGATTACATTATCTCCTAATTGTTTAGAGAAGGGGTCTGATATTTTATCAGATTTAAACCTCATTTCTTTAATTGCTTCATATATTTCCTTTGCCTGTCTAGATGTAGGGTCGTAGGCTTCTTCCGTAAAGACAGTATTCTCTTTCAAATATTTTTTTAATTCTAAGGAAAAATCTCCCAAAGAATCGTAGTGTTCTCTTATTTCCTTTACTGTTTTTCTCCATTTATCAGTATAATCAGAAGGATTTTCTTTTGCAGAAAGATATGAATATCTAACTCTTTCAAAAAAATCTAGAACTCTTTTAGTTAAAGAACTCTTTTCCTTTTCAAATGAAAGTCCTGTTTGCGGCATACTACTTCACTGAGGTGTAAATGTAAATATTATTTCATTTGGGCGACTTGTTGTTGTGCGTTGTATATCAACTTGCATTCCATTATACAATTTTTCCATTTCATCTTCTAAGTTTGTCGGAGTACCACCTGCGGCTTCAACAAGTTTTTCTGCATCTTCAAATTTTATAGGAATATCAAATTTTTCCCTCTTCATATTAGGGGGGTTTCTAGAATTTGTACTCATATAATTTCTTAATCTATCATCAAATAAAGGCGTTAACATATTAGGTAATTCACGTTTTAACTTTTCTCTTTCCCTTTGCATATCTTGGTCTATGCTATACTGAAACTCTTTAGTATCAAACGGTGACTTTAAAATTTCTTTACTAATCTTTGATATTTTATTTTCTTTTCCTTCAATGTTACTAGTTTTAGGTAGGGGAACTTCTTTAGGATTTTCTTTAGGTTTCTTTACTTTAACTTCTTCACCTGTTAATGGTTCATCTATTTCCATTGTATTTACATTAGCCTCTTGTAATACTTCCTTTGCTTTAGCAATTGCTAATTCTAATAATTTCTCTTCTTTTGTTACTTTTTCCGGCATATTCAAGCCCCCGCTACTCTATCAAAAGATTGTCCTTGTCTTCTAAAATTTCCATCTATATCCATTTGATAATAAACAATGTCATTTCCGTCTTGGTCGCTAACATCAACATACAAACCACCTGCTTTTTCATCGGGGTCAAGTTTTAATTTTATATTTAACCATTGACCTAAACCAAGTAAATCATTTCCGTCATCAATGCTTCGTTGCAATTCTGCTAATTTTCCTTCGGTATAATCGTCTTCATCAAATATATTGTCATTTAAAAATCCTTCAACTTCTTTTTCTAACATATTGATAAACGCTGGTCTAGCATCTAATTTGCTTTTTTTTAATATATTTTCCCAACTCATATTTATCTCTCCATCGTAGTTACTAATTCGTGTATGTCTTCCCAATCCATATTCTTTCTGATAGTATTATCCATAGGAATATTATTACTATCCATTCTAGGAGAAGGTGAATCAACCACAACTAATCCTGATTTCATAAGTAGGTTATCCTTGTGATAGACCATCGCTTCTAAACTCTTAACGCGGTCAACTAATTCTTTTAATAACATTAACATTTCATTATCATCACTCATAATCTATCCACCCCGCCTCTTTTTTTAACATTACCGTAATTTCTTTTTTTAATAACAGTCTAAGTTCTTCTTTCATATTCAAAGGTCATCACCCTCATCATATTCAAAATCTTCCATTAACATATCTTCGTATTCTCCTAGTCCTGTTCTATATGCTATTGGGTCTAATTCTTTTATTATTCTAGAAGGTGAAAAGGTTAAATTACCAAGTTTAACCTCTCCCATTTCATCTAACGCTTCTTTATACATTTCTTCAATGTCTTCATCAGAATACATTTCTCTAAACATTTCTTCTTTACTATCTTCTTTAATTATATTTTTCCAACTCATTCTAAATCACCTTTACTCTTTGGATAAACTAAGTCTCGTATTTGCCGATACAAAGTTTCGTAATCTTTTCTAAGTTCTGCTGCTGATGAAACTATTTCTAGATTTCTTTCATCGAAGCCCTCAAACTTTTTTTGAAGTTTTTTATCGGATTTAATTAGGTCTAATTTTTTCATTTCATCTAACAGGTCTGAAAGATGTGTCATCTCTTGACCCATGTATTCAGTAGGTTGAGTTTTTTGAAGAAGTTTCTTAAGTTTCTTCTTTTGTTTAGCATCAACCTTTTCTAAAATTGAAGGTGATTTTAGTATTTCTTTCCAACTCATACTCAACCACTTTGTCTATTCGTTCTTATCTCTAGTTTATCAATTTATTGTTTTAATTAAAATCCGTTGTGTATAAAGTTAATATCTTTCCTTTCTTTTTAGTACTTGTTGTTAAACTTTGTTTTACCCACTCATTTGCAATTTTCATTTGTTTCTTAGTTAATTTAAGTGATGCGTTGTATTCTTCTTCCGTCATAGGATATTTATTTAATCGTTCTGCAATCCCATTAAACTTTGGAGGTTTGAACTCATTAGGTAATTGTTTTGTTAAAAATAGAAGATATCTTAATGTTACGTTCAGTAATTTAGAAACATCATCTTTTGCACTATCTAAGTTTTCATCGAGTCTGTTTAATTTCAATTCCGCCTTTCTAATGTCCTTGTAAAGCGGAGTATTCTTAAAACTACTTTGTCTTTTTACATTAGTGAGAGTAATTTTAAGAGGAGTTTCTTCTAAAAGAATTTTAAGTTTCCCCGATTCATCTAAAAAACTAGACGGGTCTATGGGGGCAGCACCTTCTTTCTTTTCGTTTTTACTTCTAAAATCAGATTTTTCTCCTGAATAATGTTTTTTAACTAATAGTTCTTGTATTTTAGGCAATATCTGTTTTTGATATAGATTTTGATTATACATAGTAGTTGCGGTAATTAAATTTTCATTAGATAATGCTAAAATATAATACGGAACTTCAACTTGTATTCTTTCCTTTTCAGTAACTTCTTCTGTTTTCTCTTTTAACTCACTAGGGGTAATAGGTATTCTCTTTGCTCTCGATTCCTCTTCTGTCATAGCAGTTGGTTCGCGTTCAGCAGCCCCAAATACCCGCTTAGGCTCGATTGGATTTTCTCTAGGTGTAACTTCGTATGATGGTGATTTCTTATTTCTAAGTGTTTTTCTCCAATCTTCCATTTCTTTATCAGAAATATCCTCTCCTGAATTAAATTCTTCCCGCCTTCTTTCCTTCTCTGCTTCGGTAATTCTCTGCGGATACGTGCCGTTATAATACTGCATTGCTAAATCTTGTTTTTTCTTCTTTTTTTCTTCTTGTTGTTTTTCAGTTTTCTCAGGCATATTTTTTACATCTTGTTCTATTTTTCGTTTTATATGTTCGGGGAGAGGATAAGATTTTTTTAATTGTTTATTTTTCTTGCTTCCAAATAGTCTCTTTCTATCTTCCTCAGACATTGTACTAGTTGTTTTAAGATAAGTATATTCAACATCATATACAACATTCAATATAAAATTACTTATTAATTCTTTAGTGTCTTCTATCATTTCTCCTAAATCATCCTCATCAATTTCTTGTTCATTATCTCTTTGTTTTTCTTGTTTGAAACGTTCTCTATCTAAATCTAATCCTTCAAACAATCCCTTTAATCGTTTCACCTTTTCCACATCTATATCAGAACCCATACTCTTTACTTTACCTTTAGACTTTTTAATTATTATTTCTAATGCTTCATCGAAATCGTCTTCGGCCGAAGGGTCTAATTGCATGTCATCATTTAGAGCGATAGCATAAAGAAGAGATAACATTCTTACAATAGTATTAACGTCATCTATTTTTTCATCATCTAATGTAATTTCATTATCATTCAAGTCTTCTTCTAATTCATCAATCTGCATATAAATTTCATATATTGCATTTATCCTTTGTTTTTTATATTTATCATTAAAGAATAAATCTAATTTAACATCCCTACTTAATTTTTCATTATCAACACTAGGTCTTCCCGATTCTAATATATTCATTATGTTATTTTCGTTGTCGTCATAGGCTAAAATCATCTTTTCTGTAAATGCACCGAAATCAAAGTTTAAGACTTCTAAAGTATTTTTAACATCTTTATCTGTTAATTTTTCAATATTAAATCTTATGTTTAGGTGATTAAATACATTCTCTAAAAGAACTATCGTTAATTCACCCCCTGTTTCGCCT